CGTTAGGCTACCTGAAAACTCTTTCAGGTAGCCTTTTTGACTACACTGCGTTTCCTACAAAATGCTATGCATTTCTCCGGAAACTCCGTCTTGGTGGGAGGCTGTTAGTGCCGTAGGAGCGGTCAATACCGCTCAAAAACTCTTTCAGGTAGCCTTTTTGACTACTTCGCAGACGCTAACTCTTAAACATCCGCGCATTAAACGGCATAATAACAAACTATTATTTCATAATACTTTGTTATTATTATGTTTAATGCTGCACAATGGCTGGACTTGTACAAGTTCCATGCCTGCATTTATTCGGACTATCAACTAGCCAAACGCTGGAAGGTGCCGCCGACCTACACCAGCCAGTATCGAAAAGGACGTTTGCGCCTGCCGTTAGCCTTGATATTGGACGTGGCGGAAATCGTGGGGGTCGAACCCTTGGAAATCATTGCTTCGCTGGAGTATCCGCGAGCAAGGGAAAATCATCAGGCACGAATTAAGCAGGCTTATTTCGATGCCTTGCTTAAAACCATTGTGGACAGAATGGCCGCACATCATCCAGGCGGGTACGTGCGCTACAAACGTTAGTTCGCATAATGTGCGGTTTCGGTAGTTTAGACATTTGCTAAGCAGGGGCTTTGCCCCTTGCATCCCCATCCTGCGGAGCGGTTGGGCGTTCCCCTTGGGCGCGCGTGAAGGCGGTCTCCTCTGCGATTCTTTCAGGCGATTGTTTACACCTGAAAAATCTACGAGAACCGACCGCATTTTCACTTTTTGCGCTTGGGCGGGTCGGGCTAAAATTCTGTAAGCGCTCGTTTCTCGGCATAACAGAACAGAGCCTAGGTCTCTGCCTCTTCAGGTCTATATCCCTAACGCGGGAATGCCTGCCGGCGGTGCCGGCCGTCATTCCTTGCCTTCGGCACAACAGACTACCTAAAAACCTGCTACAGCATGGGGGACTAGTCCCCCAAACCCCCTAGTCTCACTTGCGACGCCGCGCGGGGAAGGTGAGCGCTTCGCTTGACACCTCCCCCACGGGCTGGAGTGTGTTTTTAGGGGGGTGGGGAGTCAAGGGCGGGGGCTTCGCCTGCGTACTCACCCGTTCAGACTCCGAAAACTGCGTTTTCTCCGCTTAGCTGCGGCTTCCGTGCGCACCCTTGACTTGGAAACGTTGCGGGAGACTGAAACAGAAAAACCGCCCGGGGGCGGCTTTCGGCTACTGTGCCATATTGGGCACGCCGGGGGAGGGGGTGGCCATGTTCTGCTTGCTCTCTCCGGCAAGGGTGTACACGGCACGGGAGGGCGGGGCGGTTGCGGCCGCAACTGTGGCCGCTTCCTGCCGTTGTGGCCGATAGGGGTCGAACGGGCGATTTTCCACTATTGCGCGGCACTCGGCCTGGCTGATGGCGGTTAGGGGGCTGGCCTGCTGGCTGTAACAGGTACAGCTATCGGATGCGGCGACGCACCCGGCGAGGCGGGGAAAGTCTTGCACTTGGCGCACGTTATCATACAGCGGGGCAGTTTCCTGCATGTTGTGGATGCGTGGATAGTAGTCTTCGGCCTTGGCGCCCGGCGGCAGGGGCTGGGAGGCGGCGGGCGGCGGGTAGTAAGCTGCGGCAGAGGATTGCCCCTCTCCCGCCCCTGCCTGCCCTTGCGGCGCTTCCTGCACGGCCTGCGCGGCGGGTTCGGGGGTGTAGCCGAAATACCTGCCGAGATTGCCCCATGCATACCACAAGAAAAACGGCAGAATCAGCAAGAACAGGGCGGCGCCGTAGAAAATGGGATGCACGGCTTTCTTAAATTTGATGTGCTTGCTGGCGGATTTGTAGTACTTAAAGGCTTTCTTGTCGGGTTTGTAAAACTCGGATACCGCCTGCGAAAGCGCGGAGTGAGAAGACAGGTTTGTTTCACAGCGGTTAAATTCGTACAGCTTCGTGCCTATCTGCTTGCGTTCCAAGTGCCAATGCTTACCCACCAGATTGCGGATATAGCTGTCAATCATGCTGGGGTGCTGCGTCATCAGGATTAGGGTAAATCCGTGATGGCGCAGCTCTTTCAGCGTCTTGATGTAAGGCGGCACTTCCCTTGCGGCGGCGCGCAGGGGATAGCAGTAATCGCATTCGTCCACGATGATAACGCTGCCTTCGGGAACAATTTCATTCAGCGGGGCTGCCTGAATTTGTTCCTCCGTCAGACGATGCGCTTTAAGAGCCTTCTCATCAAGGCCGTCAATGTGGCAAAAATAAAGCGGCCTATCCAGTAGCGTGCCATCCTCTGCTTCATATTTAAATAATCCGTCTCTGTTGTTCAAAATTGCCGACACGGCAAACGCGGTTTTGCCTGTTCCGGGCGTTCCGGTAATCAAATAAATCATGAGAATACCCCAAACGACAGGCGGTTAATCATGTTCTTGGCCACGATAAAAGTAGCCGCGCCTATCAAGTAGCCCAGCCCGTCGGTAATGCCGGACTTAGCCACCAGCATGAATACGTCAGCGGGCAGGCTGTTCATGAAATTGGATACGCCAGTCTTGACGTATTCAAGCCCCTGTTGATAGCTGGTGAACGAGACAAAGGAAATGCCGAAGGCGGACAGTATGCGCCCCATGGCGGACTGAAAAAGCTTGTTTAGCAGGTTGCCCAAAGACTGCATGATTATTTCCCTTTGATAGATCGGATAACGAGCATTCCGGCAATAAACATGCAGGAAGCCCGAACCAGCGGATTAATGCGGTCAAGGAAGAGGCAGAAGCCTTCATAACTGAACGTGATTGGCTTGCCCATCACGGTAATCACTTTATCAGCGGGACAGGTGTTGCCGGAGGGCAGAAAGAAATCGGGGCGCCAGCCAATACCGCCATCAGTCTTGCCGCCGCCTCCGCCGCCTCCGGGGACTTTGAACGGGTCAACTTCCCCGCTGCCGGGATGCATGCAAGCAACGGTATTCGGGAACTTGCGGCAGAAGGCGCTTTGCTCGCCTTCTCCCTCTCCGTTGCCTTTACCGCTGCCACTGCCGCCACCCGAGCCACCGCCCGAACCGGAAGAGCCGTTGCCACCCCCGCCACCTCCGGCACTGTTTCCGCCTCCTGCGGAACCGGAATCACTGCCTCCGGTGTCTCCGCTGCCACTATTGCTACTTCCACCGCTACCGGGCTTGGATGGCTCTGGCGTCTTGCCACCTCCGGGATTAATTCCGTGGGAGTCGCCGGGAAGCCTCTCGGGCGGCTTGGGCTTGTCTTGCTGCCGCCCTTCGTTGTGGCGCTTGATGTCTTCGCGTGTGGCGGGTACGACGGTTACATTCATGTAATCCTTGTCCCCTTTGTTCTTTGGGGTGATTTCCTGCCCGCAGACCTTCAACGGCAGATCGCGCTTGCCGTCTCGGTAGCTGCTCTGATACTTCAGCCCGCGCCCGCAATTCTCGGAATCCTTGCGCACGACAATAAAGCGTTCGGTATAGTTGCCGGGCGTGTTTACCTGCCATTCGCACACTTTGATTACGTAGTAATCATTGTGCTTCTCTTCGGGGATTTGACCGGGGACTTCCTTGCCGCCTTCTTTGCCGCCTTCCTTAGGTCTTTTGTCCTCGTCTTCCGGCGGCTTCGGAACATCGTTGCAATTCTTTACGCTCGGTTCGACAAGCGTATCGTTGCACCAATGGTACTTGCCATCGGGGTGCTTCAAATCTTCCGGCGGTTGGCAGTAAACGATTCCCCCGTCAGGCGTTCTTTCAAAATAGCTAATCGTGTCAGGCGTCAACAAAGGCGTGGGAGACTTTTCAACACGAGCGCCTATATGCCGTGTTTTACACCTTGGCAGAGCATCTGCCCACACCTGCCCGGCTGCGGCCAGCAGCCCGAGCAGCAATAAAATCTTTCTCACTTTCAGCCCTTTCCCGCTGTTTCAGTAGCGGAAGAAAATCAGCCCTACGGCGAACACCGCGAAAAAGCCGATTGCGTAATACTGATTAATCATCTCAACACCCTGCGGATAAATTGGATGCCCCACGCCACGGCGAGCAGCCCGAACACCAAAAAGCCAAGCTCGACGCCTTCCTTCAGACTTTGCCCCGGGGAGCATTGCGGCAGGGCGGCTTGAAGCTTGGCCGTTTGGTAGTACCAGCCGTCTGCTTTGCGCTCGGGCTGGTACAGGCGGGCTGCGTCGACAGTGGGCACTACACGCGAGTAATAGGCATCTTCTGCCTGCACCCGGTCGGGATAGCACACCAAGCCGACTTGATAGCCCATGATGCTGCCTTACTTCAACATGCGCACGATGAACATGATGCCAAAGGCAGCGGCGGCGATGATCAGGATCAGGCCGCCTGCGGACACAACATCGCCCTTGGTGTCGCCCATGGCAGTGGTCACATCTGCCGGAAGGGCTGCTACGGCCTGAGTGCACAGGCCGCCGAAACCGACCGCCAAAGCGGCCACTTTTGCTTTCAACGTTTTAAACATAATGATTTCCTTAGAGTTTCCCGCGTCATCCATGCCCGCCGTATAACCGTCGGTCATGTATGGCGCGGTTGCCCTTACGGGCAAGGCTGCGCCGCTGGATTACTGGGATTTAGTCGGCGGCGTTACGACTAAATACGAGAAATAGTGGGAGTGTTTACAGGGCTAGAAGGCACACCCCCGAAGCCTTATCAACGCCTACACGTTTCATCCTGGTAAAAAACGTAATCTTTGTATGCCCCCACTTCGACCATAATCTTTACAAGCTGATCGCGTTTGTACATGCTGTACAACGCGGGATTCTTGGTGCGGACAGAAAGCACTTGCGTGCCGCCTTCTTCGCCACGAATCAACAAGCCGACGTGGTCGCTTACTGTTTCGGTGCCATCATCACGGCGGCGGCGTTTTTGAAAAACGCGGTCAAACAAACCAACAACATAAAATCCTTGCTTCATTTCAGACATAAAAGCCCCTTTCTATGCAGCCAGTGGCTGCGAAGTTTGCAGAAAATCGCCAAATGCCAAGATTTGGCGGCGGTTGAGGAATGCCCATTTACTGCCAATGGCATCCCGTAAAAAATCGTCATAATCGTCATCATCCATGCGGTGGGGCAGAATGCGCCCACGCTGTAAGCTGGACTGTTTCAAATAATCTTTAAACGCCAAAAACCATTGCTTCAGGCATTCGCGCCAATGCCGAGAACCAGCGGAGACAAAGGAAAAACAGCTATTCGCGCGTTTCCATTTCTGCGCCTTGTCCATGGAGCAGCGAACTAAGCGGAAACCCTTGTGCTCCGGCTTACGAGCCGCCAAGGATTTGCCTACATACTTCGCCACATAGGCGGCTATGCCTTTAGCCCCGCCTTTGATGGGTACAACCTGAAAACGCCCGAAGCCGTAGGCTGGCAGACGCTCGCGCCACATCTTCCACAAGGCGCGCAGCCGAGGGCTGGCGCTTGAGTAATCTCTGTTTGCCACCGCCTGAAAATCAAATCCCGTGCGGCAGTCAAAACCCAGATTGACAACGAAATGGAAGTGAATTCGACCTGACTTGTGCAGCTCGAACACACCCACATAGCCGTCAATCTGATGCCGCAGGAAATTGCTGTTCAGGCTATTGAAACGGCGCGATGCTTCACGCGGGTCGGTTACATGGTCGGGGAAGGTCAGGGTGACGAAAGCGCAGTTGTCGATGCCGTAGGCATCAATCAAACCATGGATGTTCATTTCCAACACAGCAGCAGACTTTCTGCCGCTGGTTGAAAATTCCTGCATTTCTTGGTGTGAAAAATCGTGGAAATAAACGGGAGGAATTTGTTCAGAAATTGAATTGTTACTATTAAGACAAGGAAGGGTCGCTTCGCTTCCTGCGGAAGCTTCGCGCCCCCCTGCAATGGCTACCGCGCAGGCATCACAAACGCGGCTGTCAGCAGCAAAGTGCATCAAATCGTGATAGTTATCACATTCGATGCAACGGCGGCGGTTCAGCATATAACTGCCGTTGGCACTTATATGCTGCACCTTGCCTGTTTGTTGGTAGAGCGGGGCGGTCATGGCAATTCCCCCGTTTCGATGAAACGTTGACCGTCCAGATGGGCGCAGCAATAGCCGTAATCGCGCCCGATGACCTTACCATCAAGCCCGATTATCGGCTGTTGCAGGGGGTAGGATAGGAAAACTCTGCCGCCGACAGGAACGCCCGTGTCGTAGCAGACTAAGTGCCATTCGTCGCCGTAGAGAAAAACGGAAACGGAGCGGTCAGCCTTAGCCATTGCCGCCCCCAATAAAATTGTGCCCCATCATGCAGGCTTGCTCGAAACCTACATCAAAGGTTGCGCCTTTATGGTTGACCCATTCAGAAGGGAAGAAGGTGGAAAAACAGACTTTGCCGTCTTCTTTGAAGACGACCTCGTAACCCTCGATGTCATCGAGTGATACGGGTAAGAGGTGGGAATCGGTGCGTTTGCGGGTGGTACTGCTAATTTCGAAGGTGCGGAGAGTGGGGGAGGAGGAAGTCATTTGGTAGCCCTTATGTAATTACCTAATTACCTAATTTCTACCAAACATACAAGAATCGCCTAAAAATGTAAATAGGTAATTAAATATTTACCTAAACAGGTTTATATTTCATTCCCTAAAAACCACAGAAGGCAGATAAAAATGGCACGAGTTGGCACTACTAGCTACAACATCAAAATTGATAAGAAACTGAAAATAGAGAGATTAGCAATGGAAGCCAGCCTAAAAGTAGGTAGAACCATCAAATGGACGGAACTCATGGACATTCTTGTTACCGAATTCGGCAAAGATGCCCAAGAGATGCTCATTCATCGGGAGCAGGAGAAAGATGCGTAATCAAACGCTCATACTGGTAGCTTTGGCTATGCTGGCCGCAGGCTGCACCCAGCAGGAAGCGCAGAACGCCTACCGACAAAGTGCCCAATCCGTGACCGAAGGCATTCAGGAGTTCACGTTCAGCGGCAAAAGCCGAGAAGCAGAGCCGATAGGTGCTATTCAGGCTGAATACCCTGAATCGGCACGCTATCAGGGGCAAGAAGGTACAGTTTGGCTGGTGGTGAAAACCAATGTGCTCACCGGCCCACCGCAGGAAGTAAAGCTGGGCAGGACGAGCGGTTTCAAATCATTGGATGATGCGGCGATTGCGGCGGCCAAGCGCCACCGCTTCCGCCCGGCACTGTCGGCAGCAGGAATGATGGTTGAATCTGAAATCGACGTGCCCGTAGATTTCTACCTGCAACGTTAGGCTACCTGAAAAGGCTACCTGAAAACTCTTTCAGGTAGCCTT